ATGGGAACAACTCGTTTAACTTTGCTTTACGCTCATCACATCCGCAGTCTTCTCCTAGAATCCATTTAGCTACCTTTGCTATTCCTGTAGCCTCTAGTACTTTCTCTACTGTGTCTCCTAATCCTTGTGGTTCGGGTTTCTGTACTTGAGCAGCTTGAATTTCTGCCTTAGTACGTCTTTTTCGTTTTTTCTTCTCCATTGGTTTTATTTTATTAAGTGATAGTCTTTATTCAGATAATCCTCGTAATGCTCTCCTACGTTCTCTTTTAGCCTTGTTTTGCAGTTTTTAAGTGAGTTGAATATAGAAGATAGTGAAATGTTTGCTCCTTTGCTTATGTCTCTCATAGAGTCCGAGCTGGTAGAGTATAAACTAAACAGCAGTTGGTCATATTCATGCCATGAGTTAATCTCTCTTTTTATTTTAGTAGTTAAAATATCGTAAGATTCGTGTTTCTGTTGGTCAATCTCCTCATAAGATAAATTTCTAATCTCGTCAATGTCTACTTTACAATACTTGTTCTTCTGCTTGACGTATGTAAGATAAGTGTTTTTTAAACTTATCCAAATGTAAGCTCGGTTAGGTTCACCAGCTTCTGTAATGCACTTGCTACCTGAGTTACTGTCGTAGAAACGTACGTACATTTCCTGTACAATGTCTTCAGCAAAGTTAGATTCGCCAAATGAACGGACAATGTCTACCCATTCTTTGTGATATCTGCATAATATATCTGACCATTTGTTACTCATGCGTTTAGTTTACAGTGTAAATATAGGCTAAAAAAATAATCCCCCGACAATATGACGAGGGATATAGTTTAACGGTTGTATGTTAATTGCATCTCAGTACATACATAACGCTCTATCTTTTTGAGTGTATCAATTGATACTGGCTTTTTAGATAAGAATCTGTCTATGTTGTACTGGTGCATTTTTACTCCTGTTGACTTTATGTCTTTTACTACTTGGTTTCGTGTTTTCGTCAGTAGTATCATACTCAAGTCTTTTCTTAACTGTTCGTCTTTTATATACATATCAGAACGGCAAGTCGTTTAACTCTTGTAGCTTCTCAGATGTGTTTTTAAGAGTTGTAGTTACGTTGTCTTTGTTGTATGGTTCTTGAAGACTTACAGAAAAGTATTTCTCTCCGCTTTTAGCTTCGTTAACCCACATAGATACCTCTATCTCTGTACCACCCCAGTTAATCTTCCCTCTGTAGTCAGGATGTTTCTCATTCGTCTTTTGCTTGTTTTTAAAGATTGCTCCTTTGTTTACTTTTTCCATTTGTATTTGTTTTTATTTGATTACTAAATCGGTTTTTAAGCGTTTAACCTTAAATTATTTTCTGTTTTTAATGCTACACCCTTAAAGGTATAAATTATCCGTGTTTCTATACCTGAGTACCTTGTCGGGTATAAAGTAGGCAACTCAAAAGGTAGTTGTTTATTACCTCTGCTAGAACTCCAACACTCGCTGCCTACTTAGTTAATCAAAACTTAAATTATCTTCACTTCTCAACTCATGCAGTTTATCTCTTGCCTCATCTAGTGCCTTGTAAGCATCTTCAGATAAGTTTTCGTGTTTTAGTCTGTTGCGTAAATACTGGTCTAGTTCCCATGCTAATAAATACCACTTCATGCCGTTAAGACACATCTCCATTTCTTCCTTGTCTTCGATACTGTCAAATTCTATTATTACTTTTGCCATTCTATTTTGATTTAAAGGTTTCTTCGTAATATGGTATACCAAACCTTTCTACCTCTTCTTTTCGAGTAAAGCTAATAGGAATTAAATTATGTTCAAACCTATCACATAATGCTTGATAATAAGTCTCCATTATCTGCACTTTCTCCATTTCAAGTTTAGATTCTGCATCTGATATACAAAGTTTTAAACAGTTAATTAATGGTGTAGCGTGTTCTTCACATATTTCAAGTGTCGATTGTAACCAATCAATATGTTCTTGCATTGCTGTTTTCATCTTATTCTGATTTATAGGTTTCGTTGTAGTACATTTCACCCGTAAAAGTGTAAGCATATGTAACGCAACTGCCTGAATTACTTTTTGTTCTTTTCTTATCGCCGTGTGCCTCAATTATTTGCTCTTTCTCCATTTCTTTGGCTTCTTCAATCATTTCAATTTCTTCTTGCCAAAAATCAACTCCATTTTCTTTTAATTTATCAACCAACCAATCTACTGCTGTTAACTGTTTTTCCATTCCTTCCATGTGTCAAAGTCTTTTATTTTTTCTAATTGTTCTTGTTCTATTTCTTTCGCTTGTTGGATTTTATTCTTTAAAAAACCCCCCATATTATTAAGTCCTATTTCATTTTCAAGCCATTCAACTGCGCTTATTTGTTCCATAGTTCTGTGTAATATTCTCGGCATTGTTCTACTCGTTCCTTTATTTGCCATATAGCGTGTTCGTCTTTTTCTACCAAGAACGCTTTTACTCGTTTGTCTTTTGGTATGTGGCTAAACTCATGCTGTGAACGTACATCTTGTTCCGTTTCTTCCGATGGCTCAAGTTCTTTCTTTGCCCATGCTACACGTCTTATCTCATCCAGTACGATATCTTCAGGTGTATCAACTAGACAATAGGCAACAATAGCGTTATGCTTACCAGTCAAATCCATGTAACCCTGAAGCTGCCAGTAGTAATCTTTGTTTGGCAGTTCATCTTCAAACATTGGGAAAGTAGTGCCATTCCAGCTTGACTTAACGTCTACGATTAATGTGTCCGTGATTATGTCAGGTGTGCCAGTCAAATGGTCGTTTTCAAAGAACAACTCGTTCTTAAAGACGAAACCTAAATCTAAAGCCTCTTCTGCTAATTCAATAGCCATGTCTTCTACTTGGTTTCCTTTGTCTAAGTAACGTGAATTGATTTCTTTCTTTATTCCGTATTTGTGTTCAAGTACAAGCTCTTTAATGTACGTCTTTGTAGTGGCAGATAGAACCTCCCCTTTTGAACGAGGGGAAGTCATTATCTTACCTATTGCTGAACATCTAATTTTTAAGTCTTTCATAGCTTGTTAAGTTCGTTATTTACTTCTGAATAGTATTCGATTAATAAATCATTTTTCCAACTATGCTCCTGTAATGCGTTAAGAACTTCGTCTACTGCAACAAACGCTGCTGTACGTGCATTATCATGTTGCTGCTCTGCGCTGTACGCTTCTACTAAGTCAAAGTATTTATTGAATAGGTCTATTGCTTTTTCCTTTGGTGTCATATCTCCGAGTTTAAGTAGTTTAACTGCGCCTGAGTTAATTGAAATTGTCCCTTTAACTGGTCTACTGAGTAGTTACCTGACAGTATAGAAGTGATAGCACCTTTTAAACGCTCATCTGTAATAGATGGCTTTTGTGTTTTAATAGCTTCGGTAGCCGTGTTTCCATCGTCATCGATTGCCTGTAAGCTCAAAAGTGACTGTAACGTAGCTCTACGGAAGTATGTAACTGCTGCGATACGTTTCTGTGGGTCTGTTATTTCAGGTAGTACCAAAGATGACTGTACCATGTCACCGCTTTCACAATCAACTATCCTAGTCTCTACTATGTTGTCTAAGCATGGCTGTAACACAATAAGACCGTGTTTGAATAGTGATGGTTCAACAGCTTCTAGAATGGTGTTTAAATCAGCGTATCGGCTTTTAAAAAACGGATTGTCGTTACCTTTGACTACTTTACCAATCTCTTGCTTTGCTCTCCATAGCTTTTGATAGATGTTACCTACTACTTCAGGTTCTTGCTCAACTGGTGTAATAGGGTTTACTAGGTCTAACGCCTCTTCAAATGTTAACTCTTTCTTTTTCATTGTTCTGCTTTTATATTGATTATTAATTGTTGCCATATGTCCGCCTTTACATAGGCATCTAATTCACTGTACGCAGCTACTACTTTAACTGCTTTGCGCCATTTACCATTGTAAAAAGCTCTGTAATTTACTAGATAATTCCTCATTTTTCTTTCTTTTGTTATACGCAAATATAACAATTATTCAATAATTAATACTTATTCTCAAAAAATATTTTCAATGGCACTAAAATACCCTTGCTGGTATTGCTGTCTCCGCCTATTGTATCTCGTTTTGTGTTAAAGTAATTACGGCAAATGGTCTTTAAGCGTTCAGTCTCTACCATAAAAAAGTGATAATCTGATAGCCAGTAGCACCAATACTCAGCTTCTGTTATGCTTATTCCTGATTTCTTACCTCTGCTTTCGTATTCTACAAATATGTTTCCTGTATCTAAGCATTTGAAATCTCGCTTTACTTCTATTTTATTACCTAGTAGCGCTGCAAGTTTATGCTCATATACTTTGCCTACTTTTAAATCGTATTTAAAGTCATTGTTATATTTCATCTTTTAGCTTCTTTTTATACGTTTCGATTATTTCGTTTAGCTCTTGAATAGTCCATTTTTTTGTTTCATTAGCAATTACCTCTAGGACAATCAGTCTTGCAGTTCCTATTCGCTTTTCAATGCCTATTCGATAGTTGAGTAGGTTGCCGCTTAGATAACTGTTGCAGTGTTCACATTGTAAGTGTACGTTGTCTTCGTGAAACCTGACGTTTGAATGACCGCCTTGTGAAAAATAATGCCCAGCGTTTGCTTTTTTAGGCTCATTTCCGCATGATATACAGCTCATTCCTTTGTCACGTTCGCGGATGTACTTGTTAAATACTTGTTGTGCAATCTTCAAATAGTCTTGTAATGACATCAGTTCCTTTTTTAACTGCGTCTTTTTAGCCTTCCATTGTTTTTGCTTTTCAGTTTCTACCCAAACACGAACACATTCTTCGTTCATGCAGTACTTTTGGTTAAAGCGTATAGGCTCAAATTTCTCTTTGCAGTTTTTACACCTCATAATCAAAAATAGATGTTTGTTGTATGTCCGACTTTTTGTAAATGTTCAAAGCTGTTTCAAGTATTGTTTTACCTGCTTCGTAGTCTACCAGGTTACGAGCCATTTTAACTACTGATTGCGAACCGTTATATTTTTTAAAATCGTAATTATGAAATTCACATAAACCTTTTAACTCATCTTTTGCTTGGCTAATTGCAAAACGTCTGTCATTTAAATCATTCGGTAAATTAAAATTAGTCCAATATAAATGTCTTCCTCGTTTTTGTGCGTGTATTAAAGGCTCGTAGTATGGAATTACATTTTCAACTACAAATTTTCCGTGTTTATAATAATGCTGCAAAAACAAAATTTCTTCATATAATTTCATATCAGGGTAAACGGGTTCGGTTGTTGTATCATAGTTTGAACTATTCCAATATCTCGCCCGTGAATGAGTAGGGCAAGGTGGTGAACTCCAAATAAAATCGAACTCTTTATAATGGTCTATCAAGTATTGATGAGCATCTGCGACAATTACAATATCATTAGGAAAACGCTCCTGATATAAACATGCAGCTTCTTCATCTAATTCAACTGCCGTTACTTCTAACTCAATGTTAGCATCTTTTGCTACTTCATCCCATTTGTAACGGTTACCGCCTAGACAAGCGTATAAATTCAATACTTTGTACTTTTTCATATTCCATTCATTAGATTGTTGTTCATTATTTCCAACTGTTCTACTTTTCTTGACAGTTCCATATTTTCCCTATGTAGGTTGTAGTTTACGCTTTTTAAGGTGTTTAACTCCTTCTCAGAGACGAACAAATGCATTAATACCTCTTTCATTTCTTCTAGGTGTTTCTTTGTGCCTATCCTAAATGGTTCGTGTTTTGGTTCGTTTAACTGCTCCAGTCTCTTTAACTCCATTGATAAGCTGCCTATTATTGCGCTTACTTGTGTTTGGCTTAGTAAATGGTCTAAATCGTTTATCATGTTTTCTTGTTTTTAAAATGGGCAATCGTCAGGCTTGACGTAATTCAAGCTGTTGTTTATTTGTATTTCTGTTTGTTTAGGTGGTTTAGGTCGGTAGTTTCGTAATGGGTCTGTTCCTCCTATGTGAAAACCTTTTCCGCTATTAAAATCGCAGAATACAAAGTCATCTATTGCTGTTATCTTTCCTCCAGTGTCCGTGTCTTTAATCTTCTCTACTGAAATCAAAGTTACATATTTCATTGATTCGTGTTTTATTAGCCTGTGGATTACAAACATATCATCACATCGGTTAAGGAACGCTTTACCTCCTTCAATGTGGTCTTTCATTGGTGGTTTAAGATGTCCTTTCCAACTATGGCTGTCAGGATAAATATTCCCACTTCTACCGCTTTCCGTGTTCGGGTGCGTGTTTATGTACAAGGTCTTTCCTGTTTCGTTTACAAATTGTCTAGCCATGTTTAAAAACTTGTAGTTACCCTCGTAACCCATTTCACGGTCAAGTCCTGTATACGGGTCAATCAAACAAGCGTCACACTCTGTTTCTTTAAAGACCTTCAACAGCTCGTTCGGTTTGTATAGTTTGCTATTGTCCACAAATTCAAAATACTGCTCTATGTACGCTGAGTAATTTCGTATCTCCATTTCTGAAAGCTCTTTGAAATTCTTGCCAGTGTATATCTGAATCATGTCTCGTAGAATCTGTCCGTATTGATTCTCTCCTGACCATAAACAGAATGTTACTCCGTGTTTTAGTGCAAGTGATAGAAAGTACCAATTTATCCAGTATGTCTTTCCTACGTTGTCGTGACCTAAAATGATGTTTAATTGTTTAGGTTTAAATCGTAAATACTCATCCATGTAGCAGTCAAGTCCTAGACCTTGCTTTATTTTGCCATTACGATAGTCTAGTAAGTATTTTAAGTGTTGTCCTTTAGTATTTTTCATATCCGAGTTCAATTGCTTTTCTTACCAATGGGTCTAATTGGTCTAGTGGTAGTTTATCAGGTTGTTTAGGATAATTCCTTTTTAACCATTTATTAGCTGTCAAATATAAAGATTTATACTTATCGTTTCCTTTGTAGTTTTCAATGTCATCTAGTGTACTGTCAATTTGTTCTTTAGTATATTCTTCGCACAACTTTTCAAAATGGATTTTAGATATAGACAATTGAGCGAAGCTCCTATATATATTTTCTTCTTTATTATTCTTATCATTCTTGTTTGTTGTTAGTTGTTTGTTAGTTGATTGTTGTTTGTTTGTTAGTTGCGTGTTAGCTTCAGTTTCTTCGCTTTGGTAATCTGCATATTTACAGATAGTTACAACAGTATATTTGTTTGTTGTTTGTGTGTTAATTTCGTTCGTATTTTCAAACTTTTTTAAAAGTGTTCTTACAGTCTGTAAACTGATACCAGTATCACTAGAAATCTTACCATAAGATGTTATAAACTGACCTTTGTTTATATCAATACCTTGCCAAGTTCCATCTTTATGGTTCGCTTTTAAAATTAGATACATAAATAAATGAACTGCTTCGCTTTTATTAAACCACTCCCAGTTTAAAAACTGCCTATGCAATTTAATCCAACCGCTCATCTGTAAGATTTATATAAGAAATTAATGAATCAACTTCATTATTATTCAATATGTAATAAGTTGACCCGTGACCGTTTAAAATACTAACCATTAATTCACCGTTATCAGTACGATAAAATTCAATTTCTCCGTCTTCGTTTTCAGATTTAATAAATAATCTCATATCATTAATTTTTAAGCATAAAAAAAACTCTACAAATCCACCGCATCTCACCTCAGTTTCATTATAGAGTTTAAATAACTTCTTCAGGTTCGTATAATGTGAGATGGAACCGTTTGCAAATATAACTATAATTTTCTAATTTGTTTTATGTCAAGTAAACACC